AGTAATAGCATTAACATCATTAGTATAATTTAACCAATTAACTTTGTCTCTGCTAGCACATTCGGCAACCCATACTAATTCTTTAACAGGGTGATTAAATGAAAGTTTGGATTTTGTTGTTACATCAATAGCCCCTGATCCAGGATTACTATCAGCAATTGATTCACCACCAGTAAATTGAACTTGTTCAATAAGGTATTCGTGGGATAATTGAGCAAAACGACGACGTTCATCAGTATCTAAGAATATATAGTCAGCCCACAGTTCTACAGCAGATAAAGTAACCCCATCTCCTAAACTTTCACCTAATGTAAGATTGATTTTAACTTCGTGATATTGTAAAGCAATTAGAGGAAGAGCTAAACCAATATTACGGCAGAACCAGAATTCAAGAGGAACATATACAGTTCTAATATCCTCTGAACCAGGATTTGCTAATCCAGTTTTACTAATCATTTTACCAAATCCTTCCTTTTTACCTTCAGGAAGTGTAAGTTCATTCCAAATATACATCCATTCACCATATTGACGATCAATCATTTGACCACCAATTTCAACTTCAACTTGCTTGATTAATCTAAAACCAGCATATGCATTTAATGTTCCTATTGCTGTTGTAGTAAGCGTGGCTTGTAAGTATAACTTATGAACTAAATCACCATTACGGGAGATTTGGCAAGTTACACGCTGACCTAAGGTAGCATTTCCGTTAAAGGTTTGTTGTATAGACTCAATAGAGAAGTTAGTATGACGACGATAAACTACTTTGAAGAAAGTGATCTGAGGGTTGCCGGTAAGATAAACATCTTGGGCACCATAAGCTACAAGTTGAAGAAGACCTCCACCCATTTTATTCTTAGTTAAGATAAAAAATATTAATGTATAAAACTACAGATTTTTTCTCAACTTATGTTTTGTTATGGTATTTTTTATATATTTTAGCTATTATACCTTTCAATCCTGTTATTACATTTTATTTAATTTTATCATTTGTATGTTGGATGTTATGTTATATGATTTATCTTAACATATCTACAAAAAAAATATTATTCTTCATTGTTTTTGCAATTATTTTAGTTAAAGTTTTACCAATTTTAACATTAAAGCATGAATTTAATACAACAGATCTTGCATTTGGATTATCAATGTTTATAGTATATCATATCATATTGTATTATACAAAAGGTATTGAACCTATTCAATTTTATTTGAACTTTATTAAATATTTTAAAGATATTCCAGATAATTTAGAATATATGTTTAACGATTTGGTTATTAAACAATTTTTTACAAATAATATATTTTAATTAGAATAAGCCAAACCACCCATACCACTTAAAATACGTAAGACATTATAATTAACACCCCATACCCTTATTGTTCCTGATTCTTTAGGTTTTACCACTAATTTAGCCGTATCAATTCTTGACATATTTAATGTTCCTGATGGTTGATGTTCTTCAGGTTTTAACGCAAATGAATATACATTTATACCAGCATTAGTCGGTATATTTGTGTGATGTTGGTATGGTTGAACTAACGAGAAATACTCTCCAGTCCTTTTAGCAAAACGATCATTGCCATTTAATTGTAAATTAGCTGAAGTAATTGAATTGTTTCCATCCGGATCTATACCAAATAAGGTATTTTGAAGTTTTAGATTTGAATCGTCGTCAAATTGTTCGATTGCTTCAACATTAGATTCTGTAAATAATCCATTATCAGTATAATTATACCATTGATTTTGTTCAGTTGCTTTTACAGTATCATTGATAGTCCATATAAGTTCTTTAACAGGGTGATTCATAACTAAAGCAATATTTTGTTCGTTTGTTCCTGAAAGCGTATTTTCATTCATTTGCACTTGTTCTATTAAATATTCGTGCGATAATTGAGCAAATCTTTTACGTTCATCCGTATCTAAGAATATGTAATCACACCAAATAGTCGCATTTTTAATTGATTTAATATTAGCAATTGGAACGTCTTCTTTTTTAACATAAGCAGTTCCATTATAAGTGCAATTATTAAATGTTTCTATTTCTATATTTATTTTTACTTCGTGATATTGAAGAGCAATTAGTGGTAATGCTAAACCAATATTACGACAAAACCAAAACTCTAAAGGAATATATACTTTATTATCCGTAAAACTTGTCATATCAGTATCTGCACCGATCATTTCTTGATAACCATCCATTTTTCCAACAGGTAATGATAACTCATTCCAAATATACATCCAATGTGAATATTGTTTATCAATCTTTTGACCACCAATTTCAACTTCAACTGACTTTAATAAACGATGACCTATAAAATTAACATAGCGATCTAAATCTTCAGTAAGAATATTATATATATCACTTCCGTCATATAATTGTGCTAATTCTACTTCCACATACATTTTATGAACTAGATCACCATTACGAGATATTTGACACGATACACGATTACCCCAATCAAACTTTCCGTTAATTGATTGTTGTATAGATTCTATTGAGAAATTAGTATGACGACGATATACTACTTTAAAGAAAGTAATTTGAGGATTTCCAGTTAAATATACATCTTGTGCTCCATAAGCAACTAATTGTAATAATCCACCACCCATTTTTAATTATTAAGCATATAAAAAATTAACTTGCAAAAAGTATTTAAATATGATGAAAGAAAGATGTAGTAAGAAAAGAATACACGTTGTAGATAATACTAAAGAAATCTCAACCCTAGATGATATTCATATTAATAGCATAAAAAAATTTGAAGTTAAAAATAAAAGAATTGAAGAAATAACCGAACAAATTAATAAATTGAATATCATATCAATGACAGACATTTCTTGGTTATCTAACGTTGAAATTAAAGAACAAATTAAAGATTATACAAGTGAGTTAGATAAGCTTAATAGTGAAAATGAACTTGATTATTACGAAAATGTTGGTGAAATATTGTTTAATTACTATGATATAGTTAATCAAAATGTTGGAGTTAAACAAGTTAATCCTAAAAAATATACTATTTTAGAAGCACTTAATATTGAAATGGACAATAGTAATTCAATAGGAGAGTATAAAGATAAATCTAAATTAGTTAATGAATATTTAGCAATAACAGACAATAAATACATCAATCATATGAATGGTGAATTTACTAACTCTAAATGTCTTAATTGTAATAACGAAATGACTAATTTAGTTCAAGAAGCATTAATAGTATGTTTCAGTTGTGGTTATCAAGATGTTTTATTAGCAGAACAAAATAGACCTATAATGTTATATGATAAGAAAGACGGTATTCATTATAGTTATAAACGTATTAATCATTTTAGAGAATGGATATCACAAATACAAGGGAAAGAAAGCACTGATATACCAAACGAAGTATTTGAAAAAATACTAAATGAACTTAAAAAAGAGAAAATTACTGATACTACTAAACTTACACCTAAGTTTATGAGAACAATATTAAAAAAATTAAGAACACATAAATATTATGAACATACCGCATATATTATTAATAGAATTAATGGTATTCCACCACCTCAATTTTCACCAGAATTAGAACAAAATCTATCTAATATGTTTATGCAAACGCAACCTTTATTTATTAAATATGCACCTGCAAATAGATTAAACTTTATTTCATATTCTTACATTTTACATAAATTTTTTTTAATTTTAGATATGCCGGAATACCTCGCTCTATTTCCATTACTTAAAAGTAGACAGAAAATTGCTCAAAATGAAGAAGTTTTTAAGAAAATATGTAAAGAGTTGAAATGGACTTGGATTCCTAGTATTTAAAAATGATTTCGTTAATTGTAAATAATAATGTATATCATCTTTGATACTGAAACTACTGGTTTAATACCTAAAGATTCTTCAAATAATTACTATCATTATACAAATACTTCTAAATATAATAATGCTAGAATGATCCAAATTAGTTATGAAATATTAGATCACACTTTAAATGTTATTGCTACAAGAAGCTTTTATATTAATGAAGTAGATACAGTTAGTAATTCTCAGTTTCATAATATTACAAAAGAGTTATTAGAAAAAGAAGGTATAAGTATGACTCGGTTTTGTGATATATTTACTGAAGATCTTAATATTTGTTCTAGAATTATAGCACATAATTTACAATTTGATTATTTCATTTTAATGAGTGAATTATATAGATTTGGATTTACTGATATTATTAATAAAATTAATTTATTGAAATTAATCTGTTCTATGAAAAAAACTAGACATTTTGTTTGCCATAATAAAAAATATCCCAAGTTATTGGAATTATATAATTACGCAAATAATAGTAATCTTAAAGAACTACCAAATGCACATAATTCAATGTTTGATGTTATGTATTTACGTATTGCTCTAGTTAAACTTAAGAGTAATAATATATTTGATATATTTATGTGCGAATAATTATATATTTCAATTATATTTTTCATTAAATAAGATTATGACTGATAAACTTGATTTTTTGGTAGAAAACAAGAATGAATATTTAGAACATTTAACTGATATTTCTACTATACCTATTTGTAAGTTCTTTGTTAATATTGCAAACAATTGTAGTTCATTAAAAGAATTTCAAAAAGAATTAGTATTATTAACAAAGTGGAATAAACAAAAACAAGATGCTAAAATGAATACTATTCATAAATTAATTGAAGAAGATCAGGCAACACCTCAATATATGTTAAAATTATTATCTGAAATTATTTCTAAAAGTATTAAAATTAAAATTATTGAACATAAATCTATTATTAAATCATTAAAAGTATATATTCCTGAATGGTATGAATTTTTATATAAAGTATGTATATTAGCATCTAACATATTTTGGAAAAATCCAGTTTTATTTTATAAAAAAGTATCTTCTATTGAAAGACAAAATAACATTAATACTATTGAAAAAATAACTAAAACCTGTATTAAGAATGCTGTTAGATCTTTTATTCCTTTAAATAAAATTATTAATGAATTAACTGATATTACAGGAGGAGGAGAGATTAATATTACTAATACTCAAACTTTAGTAGAAAATGAATATGATAGTGATGAGGATCTAGATGCAAATAGTGATGAAGATGATGAAGAACAACTAGAAGAAAATAGTGATGAAGATGAAGAAGAACAATTAGAAGTAAATAGTGATGATGATGAACAACTAGAAGAAAATAGTGATGAAGATGATGATGAACAACTAGAAGCAAATGGTGATGAAGATGAACAACTAGAAGCAAATGGTGATGAAGATGAACAACTAGAAGCAAATGGCGATGAAGATGAAGAAGAACAACTAGAAGCAAATGGTGATACAGAAGATGATGATGAAGAACAACTAGAAGCAAATGGTGATACAGAAGATGATGATGAAGATGTTCAATATAGATATGAAGCCACTGAAGATGTTCTAGATGATACAAAAGCACCTGATAATATAGAATATGAAGGTGATAAAAACAGCTATTCAATTAAACAATCTAAACTTGATGATGAAATAGTAAAACCTGTTGTTATTTTAGAAAAAACTAAAAAACCTTTAAAAGATGAAATAGTAAAAACAGAGGAAGCTTTAGAAGATGAAATAGTTAAACCTGTTGTTGTCTTAGAACAAACTGAAGAATTATTAGAAGATGAAATAGTTAAACCTGTTGTTGTCTTAGAACAAACTGAAGAATTATTAGAAGATGAAATA